ACCCGGGGCTGCACTTCTGACCAAGGCTCGTATTGGCAATCCAGTTCGTGGCGATCCGATTGTCGAGGAAGCTATTGAAATGGACCTCGATGACGATTCGGTTGAATCAACATTGGCTGCTGCTACACGAATCCACGAAGCCGGTGTGGCCGCCCAAGGCGGCAGACTTACTCGCCGCCGGTCTTCTTTACCCAAACGGAGGGCGGGGCGTTCTTCTTCCGCAAGGATGCGGCGTTATAGTCGTCGGACGAGAGCATAGCAGACTGGAACGGGCGATTGTCGTTCCACAAGGTTGAATCACACAGTCTGAACGGCGGATGCTCCGAGGCCTTGTACCAGAACACCTGATCCTCCAGCTTGTTAGAGGCTACGTTGTTGCAAATAACCAGTCCCTCGTAGTTCTCCGTACACTGGTCCATGAAGTCACAGAACATCTCAAACGTAGGAAACATACCCGCGTAATTCTCGTAAATTCTACGACGATTACCTAGGATATTCTCACGCAGAATGAACACAAAGTCCACGTTGGTACGAAGGTTGGGCGTGATACCCAACGGATACTGCATAGTGATAATGGTCATCATATCGAGGTGACGACCGTTCATGAAGACGAAGCGAGTGGATTCTTCATTGATCCACTCTTTGGCAGCATACAGACAGTCGTCGAGAATCAAGAACGCGCGAGGATCAAACGGAGACCCAGATGCTTTGGATTTAAGAAATCGCTGCTTGGCTGCGAACTGTCGCTTGATGAACGCCTGGACCTTCACTGGCTCATACTTGTCATGGATCAGTTTGGATGGAACAAATGCTTGAAAGTACTCGTTCACGACCTCTGTGGGCGAGATCACCATGCCGGCCGGAAAGCAGTCCTGGACGTTGAACAATAGGTCACGCGCCAAGAAGGACTTGCCCGTATCCTTCTTACCAATGATCACAATCATAGGACTCTTGCGAGAGTCCATCCCACATCTGTCCTTGATCATGTCCATATTAAACTTTCTCAGTTGAAAGTTCATCTTGTTCTCCTTGTCGTTTATTTTTCTGCTTTCATCACCGAGACACTTCATAATGGGAAAGGATTTGAGGACCAACGCTGTCCAAATGAAGATTCATCGTCTGCCCAAGCTGGATGGAGCCCCCTGGACTCTGAAGAACCTGCAGCCGTTCTTCCCGTGCCTTGAGAAGCTCTTCAAGATAGAGAATGTTGCAGGCCTCCACGATTACGGTGTCAAACTGGACAACCAACTTGAATCTATTGTGGATGGAACGCATGCGAAGGTGAGAGGGCAGACCGTACCTGTCCATCGCAAGACCACCATGATCCTGTCACCTTTCAAGACCATGCGGGGAGATTACGGGTCCTTCGGCGTCCCTAAGCGCACGGATGTTGCTGATGATATGCATGAGAAGATGCAGAGCCCTCACACGGCAGCCTACGTGGGTGCCATGACCTCGATTGCCTTGTCGGAGTCGGACTGCGATCACTTTCCCACAGTCTACGGCGTCTACGTCGGTCTTGCGGGATCGCACACAATCGACATCTCCGATGACTACGAGGAGCTCACCGAGAAGGGGTGGTTTGCGGATCGCATTGGCAAGACCTTTGAACTCAAGCTCAGAACTGCGGGTCACGATGCCGAGTTCACTCACACGCGTAGTGCCCGTGTCTCTCTGGATACGGCCGAAGAGGTTCTCCTGGAAGGCATTGAGGATGTGGAGGCGGATCACATCAGCAACCCTGAACAACAAGAGCCGGAGGACTATGACGTAGCGTCGTCTGGATCCCCCGAGATGGAGGATGAAGAGGAGGAGGAGGATGATGTCTACGATATTGAGTCGTGCGATTGCTCGGAGAAGTCAGAGGAGGAGGATGACGGCGAGGAACCTGTCCCGTTTGCGTGGGCGACGTTCAGCGATGTTCCGGTTGTGACGACAGTGATGGAGGTCTGCGAGGGAACCTTCTATGATCTGATCAAGGCTCACCCGGAACCGGAGAAGCACGTAGCATGGGTCTCGCAGGTGGTCTTTGCCTTGGCCTTCGCGCAGAGGACGTTTGGACTGACGCACAATGATCTCCATGGCAATAATGTCATGTACGTCAAGACGGATCAGGAGTATTGCTACTACCTCCATGCAGGAACGACCTACCGTGTGCCGACATTTGGTTACCTCATGAAGATCATTGACTTTGATCGCGCGATTGTGAATCTGCGTCTGACGGGACTCAAGGATCCGAAGACGTTCGTGAGTAGCCAGTTCCAAAAGGATGAAGAGGCGGGTGGCCAGTACAATATGGAGCCGTTCTACACCAATAAGCACCCGCACATTGCTGCGTCGTCGTCGTTTGATTTGGTTCGGTTTGCTACGTCGGTCTTCTGGGATATGTTTCCCAAGGGACCGAAGCATGAGTATACGCATCCGTTGTTTGGCCTGTTTCTGCAGTGGATGAAGCAGACCGATGGATCGTCGGTGATGTTCCGCAAGAAGATGGACAATCACGATCGCTACCACGGATTTGATCTGTACAAGGCGATTGTGAGGTACTGCGGGGATTCAGCAGTTCCCAAAAAAGAAATTGGACGCATGGTCCAGTACCGCGTGACGCCGACCGCGGCTCAGTTAGGGGAGGCACTGATGATCGAGGCCTAAAAGTTTGACAAATGCAGTGTTTGCACCAAAGAGTACGTGGAGAAGTTCACCCACCACAAACCAGGCAAGGATGGATTTCCACCAGGTAATATTGAACAGATACGCAGTAATCAGACCTGCTGCAACGGTCATCCAGCTGTCATTCCACGAGAATCCAAAGATCCTCGTTGCATGAACGCCTTTTCCAACCTCACCTAACACGTTTGCATACGGGCAGCCCATTTACGATTACTTAACCGTATGAAAAGAATGCCTAGTGCAACTGAGCTTCGGGATCTCTGTTCGATTGACAGTCTTATTGATGTCACGGTAATCAATGCAGAACGTGCGGCCAGATTTGGCGACTCGTCTTATGTTGTGGAAGTTCCGCCACCCATGTCTTTCTCCAATGTGAAGGAGCGATTAGCCAAGGCGTTCCCCGAGTGTAGGATCACTGTGAGGTGGTTTACAAGGCACCTTGAGATCAAGTGGGGTTAAAGCACCCTCTAGAATCTTTAGGTCCTTCTCGGCTTGTGCCCACTGACCATGCGCATAGTCAATCGTCTTTGTAGGACCGTTAGGATAGTACAGTGTGATACGCGAGTTAGATAGATGATCGACTCCCAACCAAACTTGCTGTAACCCTGCAAGTTCAACCAGTCTCCCTGCAACACGAACTGTACGCAGCATACTATGTATCTATGCGTGTCTTAAAACTCTCTATTCATCGGCATGAACTATATAGGCTGGAATCGTTCGTTTGCCTTCTAAATAGGTCGCAATAATTCGATGAGCACCATCCAGTAAAGTATAGGTTCCCTTTTTCAATACGACCCATATGGGCTCTGTAGCCCCTTGTTGCCGGATTGTTCGCCTATGATGTAACACTGAATCCAGATCTGCTTGCCCTCTAGGACGGTTTTCTTTGGGGTATGGATAGCTCGAAAGACGATTTATGTCAAAATTATCTAGAGTTTTTAGTTGCGATAATGGAAACTTTACGTAACTACTATGAAAAATATGGTAATACATTGAGGATTTTCTCGATGTAAATAGTTTCAGAGTTACAGATGTATCCACTGAATCTTGTATTATATTTACTACATCCATTCTATCCTTAGTACGGATTAAAACTCCGGCTTGCCGACAAACATATCTTGCGCAGCCGTCGCCACGGTCTCCGCCACATCCGTGACAGTCTCCGCGCCCAGCGAGTACAGAACACCCGTCGTCAGAACACCCGATCCCGCGACGATCTTACCCAGATCCGTGTAATCCACCGCTTGAGTCTTGGCGCGGCGATCCAGAACATACAGGAGAGCAGCTACAATCATTACAGCACCTACAACCATACCGAGCGTCTGATAGTCCGGCATTTGCTTTTTCGTGTGGATTGGTTTAGAGACAGTTGGACGCGGCGTTGCGCCCCTACATGTCCAGCTTCAGGACACCCTCGGGCTTGGCGGCAGGCTCCTCGTCCTCATCGTCCGAGAGCTCCAGCTTCACGTCCTCTCCCATGGTGAGGCGAGGGCGCTCGTCGTCATCCTCGGTTTCTGTCTCAAACTCCACCGTCTCCGACTCTCCAAAGCTCAGAGCGGGCTTCGGGGCTGCGATGACCTCGGGCTCGACGGGGCGAGGAGTGTCTGCCTTGACCGTCGTACCCTTGGCCTGGAAATATGCCTTGCTAATCTCCTTCCACGGGATGAAGCTATCAATGACCTCATCCAGGGTACCTCCGAGCATCGTCTCAATATCACGGCGGTTGCGAGACTGCTGCTCCGATGAAACATCAATGGTCTTGAACAGATAGGCATTCGACCAGCACTTCCGGGCAGCCGACTTGTACAGCGTAAAGACAAACTTCGACAAAGTCGGGCGCTCAAACTGAATATTCACATGCGTCTCCTCGGACTGCTGCAGAGAGGCAAACGCACGGATGTAACTGACAAAGACACCCAGCAGAAGATCATCCATATACTCGCACTTCGACGCCTTCTCAATGCGAGCAACCTCCGTATTGAGAATCTCGTCCGTCCACTGGGGAACGCGGGTCAGAAGATTCTGAAACGTCTTCAGAGTCTCACCCGGCTGCTTGTTGCGGGCGCAGGCAACCTTGGCATTGTCGTAGATCGACCAAAGACCGTCCGCAACGTGCGGAATCAAGACGCGGCTCAGATTCTCACGAAGAGACTGTTTGACAAAATCCGTGGTCATTTACTTAGAGCGGACGAAGAGATGAAAGTCAATACGGACGCAGATGCCACGCTTCGTCTTGATTTCAATGGTTAAGAATGAAGAAAAGATCTTGAAACGCTGTTTGGAGTCCGTCGAGGGGCTTGTGGATGCCTATGTGATTACCGATACGGGATCGATCGACATGACGACAGAGATTGCGATGGAGTTCCTGAAGACCCACGATGGATGTCTTGAAATCAGTTCCTGGAAACACTTTGGTCACAATCGTACAGCTAGTTTCAAGAACGCGCAAGATTATTGCAAGTCAAAACAGTGGGATCTCAAGGATACCTACGGACTGTTGCTCGATGCAGATATGAAGTTTGTCCCGAACAATCTCAAGCAGCAGACCTTGGGCGGCCTTGGATACACCATTATACAGGTCGCAGGGACCCTTGAGTACCCGAATACCCGTTTAGTTCGCATGGATCACAACTGGGTCTGCCGTGGAGTTACCCACGAGTATTGGGATGGAGAGAGCACGCACCTTTCAAAGTCCGTCTGTCATATTGATGATTTGAACGACGGCGGAAGTAAGGGTGACAAGTTCCCTCGTGATTGCGCTCTCCTTGAAAAGGGGTTGAAGGAAGAACCGACGAATGTTCGGTACATGTTCTACCTTGCACAGACCTATCATTCAATGGCAAACTATGAAAAGGCCATCGAACACTACACGAAGCGGATTGAAGCAGGAGGATGGCACGAGGAGGTCTGGTATTCGCACTATATGATTGCAAAGTCGTACGGATGCTTGAATAAGCCCTTTCTGTTCGAAGAGTGGGTCGAGAAGGCCTACGAGTTCTATCCGAAGCGCGCAGAAGCACTGTATGTGCTGACAAAGTACTTGCGCGAGAAGGGTCAATCATATAAGGCCTATCACTACCTTCAGTTGGGCAAGGCAATTTCTATGCCGGCAGATACACTCTTCATTGAGACGGATGTCTACAATGGACTCTTTGACTACGAGCAAACTATCCTGGACTTCTATGTTAAGTCAGATCGACAGGAGGGTCTTCACAGCTGTGTTCGTTACCTCTTGAAGATGGGCTATTTCCAATCGAACGTTGTGGCAAATCTCAAGTTTTACACGAAACCTGTTGCGTCGGTTCGTACTCGACTTACGCTTCCCGCTCCGTTCGGTGATGAGTTCAAGCCGTCTGCCGTCTCGTTGATCTCGTACCCTCTTGCAAATGTCCGGTATGTGAATTACGTAGTAAAGGACGGGGCGTTTATTGTTCCGAACGGTCTGTCGCTCTGCGAGAATGCCTGCATCAACTTGGTTACAGGACAGGTCGTTGCCAAGATGAACGAGTCGAGCGTAGGCCTTCCGACCACGTCACACACCGTTCGTGGTCTTGAGGACGTACGGACCTTTTCAAACGGAACAGGTCAGCTTGAATTCGTTGCCACGGTTCATAACTACGAACAAGACATGATCCGTATTCTTCGGGGTGAGTATAGCCTGCAAGGAACGTATACTAACTGTACGCTTCTGCCGTCACCAACTGGGCGTACGTGTGAGAAGAACTGGCTTCCTATTCCGGGCACATCGACCTTGATTTACGAATGGCATCCGTTTACACTCCTGAATTCAAAGGGAGCCGTCATCAGCACCACTCCGACACCCCCGATGTTTTCCTTGCTTCGGGGATCTGCACCTCCAATTCGAATGGGTACCAAATGGTGGGCCCTGGTGCATCTGGTCGAGTACGATACAATTCGAAAGTATTATCATTGCCTAGTTGAGTTGTCTGGAGACTTGAAGCCCACAAAGATCACCCTGCCATTCGTCTTTGTTGATCCAGGAATTGAATACTGCTTGTCGATGCGGAGCTCTGGATCCACACTGTATTGCTATGCGGGGATCAATGAGACGGATGTGTCGGAGTTTGCGATCCCTCACACTGAGTTTACATGGGTTTCACTCTAAAGGAACATGCGTGTAGGAATCTTGATCCCGGTGTGTAGTCGTGCTCATGACTGGACGCGATTTGAAGAGTGTTTCTTGGTGACCCACTTTTTACCATCGTTTCAGGCTACGAAGAGTCCCTTTGACTATCAGATCTATATTGGAGTTGACGACAACGATACCTTCTTTTTAGAGCATCTTAGCAGGCTTGAAACAATCGGAACAGTGGTCATCCTGAGCGGCTGTAACCATGCGCCCGCCTGGGCCTGGAATAAACTTGCGCAGGCATCCTATGATGCAGGCGATGACTACATGTTTCAGATCGGTGATGACGTCATTCTTGAGACTCACGGATGGACAGAGAAGTTTGTTGCGAAGCTGGAGTCCCATCGTAATCGCGGTGTTGTCGGACCAATCAACCCCGTCAATGCTGCTCTCCGGGGTGGTCAAAATTTGATCATTGAAAACTCATTCGTTCATCGCAGCCACTTGGAGATCTTCGGCTCGTTCTTTCATCCAACGATCCGGAACTGGCATTGCGACGAGTGGCTGACTCGAATCTATGAGGGGGTGTGTTCTCATACCTTCAACGACATTCGTGTTCGGAATGCATGTATTGACAAACGCTATGCAATCGAGTCGGTGGATGTGCGGGATCGAGTGCGCGAAGGAAAGGCTATCCTACGTCAGAAGATGAAGGGCTGCTTCTCCTTCTGTCTGTACGGGGAGTATACGGAGAAGTATTATCGTGGGTTGATTGAGAATATCACGTTGATCCGCACTTACTACCCACAGTGTGACATCCGCGTGTATGCATCCCCGACAGCAGCTCCGTTCGTTGAACAGAATTGCAAGGATGTGATCTTGTTCACGACGCCCGAATACGGTTCCCGCAATATGGCGTACCGATTCGTCCCTGCGTTTGCGGAGAACTATGATTTCGTCTGCGTGCGCGATACGGATAGCCGTATTCATGCGCGCGATCGGTGGTGTATTGATGCGTTTCTTGATAGCCCGTATACTGCGTATGCGACCCGCGATCACATGTGGCACGCCTACCGAATGATGGGTGGCCTGTGGGGGTGCAAACGGTCGATTCCCCTTTCGCTTGATGTCCTTGGGTCCTACATTACAGCCAGTCCCGATAGATACACGATGGATACAACCATTCTCGAGCACTTTGTCTATCCCTTGGTCCGTGATAACTTTGTGGTTTTCTCCCACGTCCCCAGCGGAGTATTGAACGATCCGACTGAAAAAGTTTGGGTGATTGAGCACCCGGTTGTGAACGACGAGTTCTGTGGGAATGTGGTTCTTTACAAGGATGGCAAACCCTACCACGAATTTACTCAAGTGTAGAGGTGACGCCACGACTCGTTCACCACCTTGGTCTCCACCAGGATTCCCTTGACATCCTCCGGCGTGATGGTCATCGGGAGCTTGACTGCCTTGTAGAACGGGTAGCTCTTGGCCGTCTTCTCGTCCGCGATGCGCAGGAGATTGATGCGAGTCACCAGCGTCTCCACCGCCCGGATCAGGACACGCACACCCTCCTCCTCATTGGAATACTCGGAGATCAGGAACTTCACAGCTTCCTCCGTGATCTTCAGGTCGTCCTTCATGTTCAGGCGGTCCAGGATTTGCGGCCAGACATACTGGGTCAGGATGGCCTTCTTGTCTGTCGCCGTGTAGCCCGAGCAGTTGATGACCTGCATGCGGTCCTTCAAGATCGGGTGGATCTTGGTCTCGTCATTGAACGAGAACACAAACAGACACTGACTCAAATCAAAGTCAACTCCCGCAAAGTAGCGGTCGTGGAAGTGCGAGTTCTGCGACCGGTCCGTCAAGTGGATCAGCATGGAGATGATCTCTTCGCCGTGTGCCGTCGTAGAGACCTTGTCCAGCTCGTCAAAGTAGATGACCGGGTTCATGCACCGAGCCGACATGATGGCGTCGGCAATGCGACCCCAGGTGGCACCCTCGTAGGTGTAGGAGTGACCCACAAAGTTGGCCGAGTCCGACGCGCCACCCAGCGAGAAGAACTCGAAGGGGCGCTTGAGAACCTCGGCAACACCGTGACGAGCAAAGGACGTCTTGCCCACACCCATCGGGCCCTTGAGGGCGATCACGTTGCCCACGGAGGTGGGGTTGGCAATCCACTGGGCGACGATCTGCATCACCTGGGCCTTGGCGGGATCCATGCCGTAGACTGCCTTATCCATCGTCACCTGGGTGTCGGCGAGGAACTTGGAGCACCCCGCTCGGTCCTCGGCAAAGTTGACCGGGAGTGGAACCACCTTGCCGAACGGGATCCGAAGGAAGCCATCCACCCAGGTCTTGAGCTTGTGGACCTCACCGCCGTCTGCATCCATCTCATTCAGGATGTCGATCTTGCGAATGACCGTCGCCTTGAGCTGATCCGGGATCGGGAGTCCGAGCACACGGAACTTGTAGGGAACCTCACCATCCGACACCAGCTTGGCCAGGCCCTTCATCTGCTCATTCAACTTCTTCCGCTTGGACTTGGACAGATCCTCGTAGTAATCTTCCTCCTCGGCATTCAGGGACAGGGCGGGCGAGTCCGTCTCCTCACGCCGTCCCTTACGGTCCTTGTGACTGGGCACCATGCCTCCCTTTCCAGGCCGAACATACTTGTCCATGAGGTGGGCGATGAACTCCTCCTCAGACTCTGACTCAGACTCCTCCTCTTCGATGTCGATGCGAGTGCCAGCCTTACCTCCGGCGATGTGGTGGATATGAAGCTTGACAGACACCTTGGCACCCTTGGGGAGCTTGAGGACGGATTCCTCCTCCTCAGACTCCTCTTCGTCCTCGGTTTCTTCGGTCTCGTCCTCCTCGTCCTCCTCCTCGGACTCGTCGCCGGCCTCGTAGTCGGAGTCGGAAGAGTCATCCTCCTCTGCCTTGGTCTTGAGAGTGTCGTCGTCCACCCACACGACGGGGACCTTGCGGTTACGAAGATTGTACTTGCTGGGTGGCATTCTTGCTGCTTCCCAAGATAAAAACAAAGTCACATCC